GCCGTCTTCTTGTCGAGTCCGGTCTGCTTGGCCATGGCAGCGCGCGCCGCGCCCACCGCCTCGATCGCCAGCGCCGTGCCGGTTCCAGCGAGGTTCTTGTGGGTGGTGTGGAACAGCGCGTTGCCGTCGGCCATCGCCGGGTTGGCGGTGATGATCCCCCAGACCACGTCCGACTCAAGCTGCGCGATGGAGTTGCCGTACATCGCCGGGATCCGGGTGAAGGCGTCGAGGTCGTCGTTGATCAGGGTCTGGCGGGTGATCGCGACCACCCGGCCATAGGTCTTGACCTTGTAGCTCTCCTTGCTCTCGCCGAGCGTGCCGCGCTTGAACTCGCCGCTCTCGCCCACCTCCAGCAGTTGCGGGGCTTCGCCGAGCTGCACCCGGTGCATGGCCTTGAAGTCGGTGGCGAGCACCTGGCGGCAGAACAGCATGAAGGTGCGGGGATAGGCCTCGTAGGCCTGCCGCAGCGTCTTGTTGGTGACGGCCGACAGGATCTCAGGGAAGTCGGAGGTGGAATGCAGGGCCCGTGTCGCCACTTCGTCGCGCGACAGGCCCCGCGTGTTGACGCCCGCATTGCCGAGGCTCTCGCGGGCCAGTTCCAGCAGGGTCATGCCGCGATACTGGCGCGCGGCGTCCTCCAGCGTGAACAGCGTCGGGCTGTAGCGGTGCAGCAGCGCGTTCGCCACCGCATCGCGGCGGGTGATGTGTTCGTCCCGGCCGCCGAGCGGGACGGAGACATGGGGGAAGGTCCGGGTCTCGTCCGACTTGGCCGCGACCTGGTCGAGGATCAGGCGGCGGGACTCGTCGACGCTGACGCCGCGCTTGACCAGATCCTCGGCGAAGCCGCGCTCGAGGTTCAGCCGCCCGGCCAGATCGTAGATGGTCGAGACGCGGTCACGTTCGGCCTCGCGGGCGCGCGTCGCGACCGCTTCCGTGTCGGGCGCGGGGGTTGCCTGGGTCTTCGGCTGGCTGCGCGTCTCGCTGGCCGAGTCCTTCGGGTCGGGCGCAGCCGCTTTCGTCTCAGTCATAGAAGTGTCCTCGGTTTCGACCGGCTCGGTCGGCTGGGTGGTGGCGGGGGTTGCGGCGTCACTCGCCGGGGTCTGGGTCTTGTCCGTCATCGGGATCGGTCCTTTCGTGGTGGAAGGGGCGTCCCGGCGGTGAAGGACGCAGTCGTGAAGGGGATGCTGGGCGCGGAAGCCCGCGGCGGGGTCGGCGCCGACCGCGACGGCGGAGACCTCGAAGGGCGTCCAGTCCACCGCCCGCCAGAGTTCACGCGCGGCCTCGGGTTTCGAGACCTCGAAGCGGTGGACCTGGTAGCCGATGGAGACCGCCCGGATGTGGCCTGCCTGGATGTCGCGCCAGATCGGCTCGACATCGGCGCGTTCGCTGATCCGGACCAACGCTATGCCGCGCCCGTTCTCGATCCGCGCCGAACCCGGCACGACCGAGCCGATGACAGCGTCAAGCGTGTCGAGCTCGTGCACCTTCAGGAAGGGCGCGCCCGCGTTCAGCCGGTCGAGGCGGACATGGGCCGGGTCGAGGCTCAGTTCCTCGTCATAGGGCTCGCCGAAGAAGGTGGCTCGGCGGACGCGGGCCCCGGCCGACCAGACCACCTCGACGGTGCGGCTGTCGGCATCAGCCGTGTTCGGCGCAAGCTCCGCCGACCGGCGCATGGCCGGCAGTTCGATCATCGTGTCCATGAGGTCAGTCCTGTTGGTCGGCCTGCGCCGGGTCATTGTCCGCGTCGGCGGCCGGATCGTCGGTGTCCGGTTCGTCGGCGGCGGGATCGCTGGTCTGCGCACTGCCGGTTTTCGTGACGCGCCGCGGATCGCTGTCGAGCACCAGCCCCAGCGCGTCGAGCTTGGCATTGGTCGCTGCGATCTCGGCCAGCACCGCGTCGGGGTTGCGGCCCTGTTTCGCGATCACCTCCGCGAGCGTCATGGTGCCGGAGCGGATTGACAGCAGGTTCGCCATTGCGTCCTTCTGCGGATCGACCGCCTCGAACTTCGGCGGCGACCATTCGACCGGCACGATCGGCGACGGGATCTGGCCCGCGGCCCAAGCGGCCTCCGTGAACCATCGCCAGACCGGCGCGCAGAACATCGGGATGAACAGCTGCCACTGCACCGCGTCGATCTGGCGGCGGAACTCGACGAGTCCCGCGCGGATCGAGGAATAGTTCACCTGGGACAGGTCCCCGGTCAGCAGCTCGTAGGGCACCCGGAACCCGGCCGAGATCGTGTGCAGGCTCGCCCGCTTGTATTCCCCGTAGCCCCCGGTCGCCGAGGGCTGGTTGAACCGGATGTCCTTGCCGCCACGGGCATAGGCGATCAGCCCCGGCTCGAACTGCTCCACCCGGTTGCCGTCGGCGTCGACCACGGACGGCGCGATGCCCTGCTGCGCCTCGTCGTCGCCGAAGACGATGGCGGTCACGCAGGCCTCGGTCTTCTTGCGGACCAGCTCGGCCACTTCATAGTCGTCGAGATCGCGCAAGCTGCGGATCACCGGCGCGCCCCAAGGCACGCCGCGCGCCTGCGTGCGCTGCTTCTCGTAGACATGGGCGATCTCGCTCGCCGGGACGGGGCGGCTCTGCAACCCGTTCTGCAAGGCGCCATAGGCATCGCCCGGGTGTTCGGCATGGAGCCAGTAAGCCCGGCGCTTCCCGACAGGGTCGAACTCGATCCCTTGGACCAGCCGCCCCGCGCCGATGGCGCCGGATTTGGTGGCGTCGAGGAAGTCCGCTTCCAGCACCTGCAGTTGCAGTGGAACCGGCAAGCCGTCGCTCGCGCGCCGCAGCCGGCGGCGCACCAGGACCTCGCCCGCCTCGACCATCTCGCGACAGATCAGCGTCTGCAGACCGTAGAAGTCGAGCTGGCCATCGGCGTCGCACTCCGCCGTCCAGCGCTCGAAGAGCGCGTCGACCTTGCGGTCCAGCGTGTCGTCGCCGCTCGCTGCGCGCGGCATGATACCTGCGCCGATGATGTTGTTGACCAGCACCGCCACGGCCTTGGCCGCATGCGGGTTGTTGCGCACCAGATCGCGCATCCGGTCCCGCAGCAGCGCTCCGGCAACACCGATCTCGGTGTCGGCCGAGGATCCCGGCGCGCGCCAGCCCTCGGTGCGACGCCCGCGCGCGGCCCCGTCATAGCCCCGCGTCAGGGTCTCGAAGGCTTGTCGCGCCATCACGCGACGTGCGGCCATGCGCGGCGCCACCGATGCGATGGCGTGATCGAACCAGGTCGCCGACATCACCGGTCCCCGCGCGAGAAGCCCGCAAGCCCGGCCAGA